ACGGTCAAATATGGCAATTTCTTCAGGGTTTGTGAGTTTGCCGAATATGGGGTGTATTCTATAGTCTTTGCTCATAGCACAATCTCCTTATCCTCATGGCAGGCATGCAATAGGTTTTGCAGTTGGTGGACGTAGTGAATCTTGCACAATCCTCCCCAATCTGAACATGTATAGGTGGTTACTTCAAAACTTCCATCATCAATTTCTTCTAACACAAATGACGTGACATTGCTTGTGTCCCAAACTCGACCAGAAGCCGGTTTAGACCAACCATTTTTCTCCAAAATCTCGGCAGTGAGGGGAATGGGAGATATTGAGATAATATCTTTTACACCATCGACACCAGTCACCCGCACTGAACCGTATCCATGTTCGGAGAGGTCTATTGCTTGTACTTTGCATGGTTTGTCGGAGAATGTTGAATTCACCCAATCCCCAATCATGAGGTCTTTTGCGGTTAGTTTCTTTGTTTCCATAGTTATTTTTCCATTACAACCACGATGTCTGGGTGGTCTTGATTAAAACTGATTTGTCTTGTTACTCCGTCCTTGATGCACTTAACATCATAGGTTGCAGTATATTCGCTTTCGTTCCACTCTCCACCTTCTAATCTCTGCTTTGCTAAAGTCCACGAAGATTTAATGCTTTTGCATTCTCCGTAGATTCGGTTGATTTCTCCAACGCGAAATTTCATGTCTGGCCATTGACCAATTAATAGTTCTTTGATTTCCATAGGGCATGTTATTTAATAGTTTTAGGTTTTATTCCAAGTAGTTGTAATTCTTCCGCACTAAATAGGCGTGGGTATTTCCCATCCATCATATAATGCCACCGTTGCCACCACTTAAATTTATTCTGTACTGTGTATCTGATGATACCCTCGCCAAGATATAGTGCAATGATTTTTCTTCTTATTTTCATTACTTTTCAAGTTTAAATTCGTACACCACAACGAACGGGTTAGATTCCCACAGACCTTTGCGTCCGACACCAGGGCGGTTGATAAGGGCAGCGAAGGCTTTGCGTGGAGTTGGATAATACCAGTTATGGTCACAATGTTTGTCTCTAAAACCAAAACGATTATAACCAACATTCGAATCAAAAACGCCCTCTTTTAGGCAGTCGGCATCTGAAATCGCTTGGAGCCTTTCAATGCGGACACCCGTGATTTTGATTTGATGGGGCATGAGGTCTGGACGGACGAACATTTTATTATCCCATCCACCGCTTTTCATAAGATGAGAGTATGGATGTGATGCTTCGCAGATTGTTCCTTGGTCAAGCATAACATCTTCGTATGACTCTGGATTGTACTCTTCAATGTCTTTGTATGCTTGTGCCACGGCCACGACTTCTCCAAGTTTGTAGCGGGTCTTAATAGTCTCTATGACGCTGCCTTTCTCTCCATAGAGCAGGATTGCATTATGGTGTTTGCTGTAACAAAAATTACCTTCTTCAAGATTTTCCAACCCCTTTTCAACCCTCCGCGTCATTGTTTTGGTGCCTTTGAGTACGGCATGGGTTAGACCGTAGCGGTCACAGAATCCTATTTTCTGCATGTTATTCTCCTTTCTGTTCTTTGTACCAATCCAATAACCACTCTTCAAGGTTTCTCTTACGCTCCTTGATAAATTGCATATTCAGCGAATCTCCTTTGCTGAGCAATAGATTTATTTCGTGCAGTCTATCATAACCATTTGCAAGTTTTTTCCTTATTTCAAACGGCTGGGCGTTAAAAGCATCTGTTGCTGCATTTTTTGCCAAGTCAACAAGTTTGTTATGCTCTTGTTTAGTCATTTTGTTTCTCCTTTCTCCCACCCTTTCGGGTAGGCTTGGTATTTCACACCGTCCAGCAGGTCGCGCTGGCCTTTGGGGCAGGGTTTGCCATCTTCTCCGTAGCGTCCCCAACTTTTGAAGAAGAAGGGAACGCCTTGTTCTTCGCATTGGCGTTTGATGTTCAGAACCCACTCTTTCTGCATCGGTCGTGCCTGGTTGCCACTCTCACCACCGACAATCACCCAATCGATGCCGGTGAGGTCTAACTCTCCAAGGTCGGACAGCAGCGGCTCGCAGGAGAGGAAATGCTTGGATTTTTCAAAGATACCTATCCCCGATATTAATTTTATCCGTCCAATTTGTTTATTACTCTCAACGGTCGTGCCTATCAAGGCGTTGCGAGGAACAAATCTCGTAAGATAATAGTTTCGCATTCTGATTGTGCGCTTGGTGAGAATTTGGAATGTGTGCTGCGGGCAGTCCCTAATAGTCTGCATCACGCGGTCGATGTACTCAAACGGCACATCATCGTGGAAGAGGTCAGCCATGCTGCACACAAAGAACATTGTCGGTTTCTTGACGTGTTTCGGCTCGTCCAAACGTTCGGGGTGCAAAGTGACATTGAAACCATTCGGGAACGCCTTGGGGAAACGTTTGGTCAATGTCTCGGCGTAGCAGTGAGCGCAGCCAGCCGAGTATTTTGTGCAGCCTGTGACGACATTCCATACTGCATTAGTCCAGGATATTTTTGTTTTTCTCATATTTCTTCCTCCATTTCTATTTCTATTAAATTCTCTTGTTTTGGTTTTTTGTGAATATAGTAAGGATTACCTTTGTAGTCTTTAACCTTGCAATCGGGATATGTACAAGGCTGTGTCCAAGTCTCACATAGGCAGTAGTGGGCGACACAACTATGGAACCAACATTCTTTTGCTTCTTTTGGGATGTTCATGACTCTAAGTTGTTGTTGTTCTCGGAGGCGCAAGACATTTGCCAATATCCATCTTTGTCCTCTGTAATTACAGCGGCCCCATGCTTTTCAATGATGTCATTCATATAAGATAAAAACGCATTAACTTTTTCTTTTTTTTGTTCTGTCTCAATGCTTTTTTTGTTTACTGAAAAGAAAATGATTTCGCATCCCATCCAAAGGATGTTGCAAATTCCGGAAATAAAATTGCCGTTTACGAATGCGAATACTGCGGTTACAAGAAGAAAAGCCGCAAGAACAAGTAAACTGGAGTTTAAAAATCTTAGTGTTTTCATTGTTGTTTTTTTTTAGAAGTTATAGATGTTATAGATTTGATAGATAGTCATGTACAAACTTTTCATCGTACAGCAGTTGCTCACGGAGAAGGTATGAATCGTTTTCATTAAGGTTGTTTCTCATGGCTTTATTATTTTTTATAGTTCTTTAGAGTTCTGATTTGAGTTCTTTTATTCTATTTTCAAGACGTTTAATCTCTTCGCTTTTTCTTATTGACTCTTTCACTTTTTCTTTAATCTTTTTGATTTCTTCTTCCAATAAAGAAACTAATCTATTTACATATTCATCATCTGTTTCTTGCTCGTATTTGTCAGCTTCGAAACCATTATCTTCATAACCATACCAAACCTCAGAAATTGAGGTATAACCTTGTTCCTTTAGTTCGGAAATGTATTTAATTGTGTCGTCTATATCATTGGCGAACAATCTGTCATGGTCAAGAATCAAGTAATGATTTGCTATTTGTCTTTCAAGAAGTTTTTGATCTTCTACAGAAGCAATAGCACGCTCGAAGTATTTTAAATCTTCATCAAATAATTCGAGCTTAACTAGTTTTTTTATTTTTTCTTCTATCATTTTATAGATGTTATAAATGTTATAGATTTGCTAAATAATCTTGGATGAGTGACACGAAGTCGTCGAAGGAGCGGATGATGACGTAAAGGCCCATGGCAAGTTCTTCGACATCGGCTTGCCATTCTGCTTGGGCATCGGACTGACGGCCTGTTTCCGTTTTGAACTCGATACATAAATAAGGGTGGTTACTGTTAGGGAGGAGGAGCAGGAGGTCGGAGGCTCCCGCCACCATGCCCTCGGCTTTGAGGATACGTCCTTGCGTGGCGGTGGTAGCCACACCGTTGGGGACGGAGATAAGCAGCTTGGCGTACTGCGGGTACTGGTATCGGAACCAGCTGACGCAAGCCGACTGGGTGCGTGATTCTATATGTTTCATTGGAAGTCCTTTCGGGTAGATTTTAGCGTTAAACAAGTTGAGAAGCCAGGGCAGATGCCACAGCGGTCGATTGGGCAGTCGTGATGGGCTTCGGCACGAGCCTTGCGGGCCCAGAACTGCGAGAGCATTTCGGCAGTGTCGTAGGCTCGGAGGTCGTTAAGGAGCGTCTGAATGCCCAGTTTGATATTGCCATTGACCGGGTTGATGTCATGACCGAAGAAATGGACAATCAACGTGGTGCAGAAGTCACGGATAGTGCGGGTGAAGTCGCGCATGTTGCTGCGCACACATGGGGCCCCTACAAGGGAGTTGATGAGCTGTTTGTTCTGCTCATCGAAATCCAGGGTCACGTTGGCAAGTGCGCGGGTGGCGAGGACGTAGGCGAAGAGGTCGTCGGTGTTGGAATGCATCTTGCCGCCGAAATCGCGTTTGAGGGCGTTGGAGTAGGCGAAATGTAGTAGTCTGATATGTTGCTTTAGTTTGTCCTCAGCGAACCACTCAGAGAGGGTGATAATGCATTCCTCGGCCTGTGGCGGCATATCGGCAGCATGGTAGCTGTGCAGCCAATCGGCATAGGCTTTGCGGTACTGGCGTACCGTTTTCTTTTCATCGCTGACCTTAGATGCGGCCAAGAGGTCGCAGATAAGACCGCAGATGGTTGCGCAATATTGTTTGGCCAATAGCGGGACATACGTCATATTCAGCCTCTGATGGAGAGGCATAGAGCTAAGGACGTTGCGCAGGTCTTCGTCGCAGTCGCGCTTTGAGAACGTAACTGCGACGGTGGGTGAGACTAAGGGTTGTGGATTGATAGATACCATAGATTTGATAGGGGTTATAAAGTGGATAAAATAGATAGAATAGATTGGCGGTAGACGGTGTGGCGATGGCAGAATGCACGGAGGGTGCATTTGTCGCCGTTGCAGATGGTGATGTCGCGGCTTGGCATGAGGTTATGTTTTTAAATCGGCACTTAATGGCTTTGCAGGGCACAACATGAACGTGGTAGAACTGAACTGATATGAGAAAATTAGCTCCCTATACTTGCCGTGCCGAAATGGTTATAAGACCTACCTCACTGGTAGAGGTAGGCCTGGTGCAATTGGTTAATTATGTCTCCGCCATATTCGTTTCGTGTGACGTTAATAAACTCTTCCACGATCATGCTGCCAGATAGGCTGATGCCGTGGTCATTGACAAAGTTCAGCCTACCGGCACGGCATGAGCCGGTGAGGGTGTGGTGCCATTCAATGAGGTCGGCATTGGAACAGACGGTGTCGAGAGACGGATAACGTTCAACGAACCTACGGATTCGTTCCTCGGTTGGCAGGTTGTTGTTGTACTTTTTTTCGGCATCGGCGCGGGCTTCGGCCAGCGTGTCACCATGGGCGAAGTAGTCGCCACATTTGGCAATGTAGCAGGGACGTAGGGTGAGGTCGTTCATAATAATGCTGCCTTTGGCAAAGTTGGCATGGACGGAATAAATAAGGGTTGGTACATTGTCTATGTAATAGACATACTTGCCGTTGTATGACTTTAAGCCATAGCCATCGCCATAGCCAGAGCCATAGCCAGAGCCATAGCCATCGCCAGAGCCATCGCCATCGCCATCGCCATAGCCAGAGCCATAGCCAGAGCCATAGCCATCGCCAGAGCCAGAGCCATCGCCATCGCCATCGCCATCGCCATAGCCAGAGCCATCGCCATAGCCAGAGCCATAGCCAGAGCCATAGCCAAAGCCATCGCCAGAGCTAACAGATAAGAACCTTTTTATTTTCTCCTCCATATTGCAACCTCCTCGATGTTTTTGATTGCTTCGTGGGTACAAGGGATGACTTCTATCACCTCCATGACGATCATTTCCGGCACAACGACTGTGAATTTACAATCATTAGGACACTTCACGCCTTCGGTAGCGAGTTGAGATAATGACGCTGCACCGCTCCAGTACCACAAACGGCGACAGTTGGTGATTGTCATTTCGCGAGTTGAGGAGTCGAAATCTGTTGGGGTTCCGAAGAATACGCCTGCACGGTTGGTGCGGATGATACATTTTTGATTTAAGTACTTCATTTTATTTTTATTTAGATTATTTGATTGATGCCATAAATTTGATAGGGGTTATAGAGCGGTTAGAATAGATAGAATAGAGTGGCGGTAGGTTGGGGTTGCGTTGGGGTTCCATATCTCTATTGCTTTATCCACGTCAAGGCTGGGGTTCTTAGCCATCATTACACTGTGGAAGATGGCGATAGAGGTTATGGAATCCCAACGGTCGGAGAGTGTATAGATGTTTTCGCCGACTATGCGGTTGGCTTCTGCTATCATGCAGGGGCGTATTTGTAGTAGGCCAACAGCGTTTTCTTTGCGGTTTACTGCGTTGGGGTTGTCATTACTTTCAACCAAAGCAAAGGCATGGGCGAGACGCGAAAGAGCGGCCCACTCAGCTTCGAGGTCGATGATGTTGGTGTCGTGGGTCTCAGATACTTCTGATGAGGTAGATAGGTCGATGCCACTCTCCAGTGGGGCGGGTTGTTGGCTATTGGATTCTGGATAAGAGTAGATGCCTAAGATGATTACTACTATTACCAGTATAGTCAATGGAACATTTTTTTTCATAGAGTTGGTGTGTGTTTTAGTTCTTTGTTTTGTGGGACATTAAATAAGTTATCTTTCCTTATGCAATCTGCTGCGTTGATGTAGGAATATTCCCTTTTTGATTCAGCATTGTTTGGGAGTTTGTTTTGTTCGAGGTAACGCCTACAGTGGGCCCGCAGGGAGCAGATGGTGGGTTCAGAATCGTTGCCTGATAGGTAAGCACTGCCTGTGCAGTATTTCATGATTTTAATCATATTATTTTTCTCCTTTCATTCTTTGTTTGAGGGATTTGAGCCAATCTTGAATTTGCTCAACAGGAATAATGTTGTTATTAAAGTAATTAATACAACATGTTAAAAATCTACCGGTCCTGTGTTCATTGTTTAAAATACTAATAATTAGCTTGATGTAAGCGTCGTCCTTCTCACTCCAAGCAGGATTTTGCTCTGAAAATAATGCAGATTTCGTCGGATACGGACTACCTTTTTCTTTCACGTTATAACCACCGTTAACAATCTTACAATTTTCAGGAAGAACATAATCAATGTGATTAGGTTCATCTTCTATACCAAAGTATGTTATACCAGCAATATCTTTTACTTCAAGTACATTATACTCAATGTCAGCATATTTAACCTTAAATTTTGGTTCAACGTTTTCAGTAGGATTCTGTTCATTTTGTTTTTCATACAATCGACCCTCTTCAAATCCTTCAAGATAAAATTTATCCTTGGTTGTTTCGTATATGTGTTTCTGCTTTTCAAGCCAAGTAACAATCTCTTCTCCTTCTAATCCAGCAAATTTATAACCTTTACTCTGTAAATGTATAAACTCGTTAAGCAATGATTTTCTTATCTTTTCATCCTCGCTCTCTTTGAGTTCGGGGAAAATGACTTCAAGCGTACTCCAACCTTTTGGGGCAGCAACTCCTTCTCCACTATTTATTTTTCTAGCAGTTTCAAGAGCCTCTTTATATTTTTGTTCGTAATCTTCCATGTTATTCTCCTTTCTTTATATAATCATTTTCAAGAAGCCAACAAATCATATCAAGTACAGCATCAATTAAATTTTCTCTTTCCGCTGTATTTATCATATCATGCCACTCTCTACTAAGACCTTTATTATTCCCATATGCAATTTGATAAAGACACAGTTTGTTTCCTGCATAGTATTTTCGTATGTCAATTTCGTATTGATTTTGTATGCCTTTACCTGTTTGAATACTAGCAGGTAATAAATCTATTAGTGCACCAAGAGACCAACAAGGTAGTATATGTGCACCAATTGACTTACCTTTCGTTGTGTATGGTATAACTGTTACGTATGAGTTTTCACAATTATGCTTTTCCCAAAGCATATCAGCAGTATCAGGATTTAATCCTAATTCTACTAATTTCTTACTTTGAGCTATTGTTGTGTAGTGTTGCATTTATTCTTCTCCTATCTTAATTTTACGAATGACAAATTCTATCTTGTCACCGTCTTGGAACTTGTCTGATGGAATTTCATATTCCGTGCAACTGAGGTCAAGCCATTGCTTACCATCATAAGGCGGTTCCCCGCCATCATCGTTAAGATAGATTTGAGACTCACCGATTTTAACTTCATCTGATGATGATTGTTTTAAGCCGAGTTCGAAGAAATGTTTGGCAATTTCATTAAAATCCCAAGTTGTAAGAGGGTCGTTTCCTCTTTCTAGGGTTTCGTCATACCTAATGTGATAGTGCCTGTTAATATAATCTGTTATTTCATTTTCTAAGTCCACCTCTTTTGATTCAAGAGTGTTGATGTGGGGGATTAATTTATCTAAGAACTTATCAACCCCATTTACCTCTTCTATGTCCCAGCGGTCGTTTGCAAAATCTCTTAATCTATATATCTCCGCCACTACAGCGGATTTGTCTATAAGATTCATAATTATGTGTTTTAAATGAATATTTCTTTTCCGTTTTATAGGGTATTTTAGGTCTTTGATTTTCACCCAATCCCCGACTCGCAATTCTCTGATGTCAATTTTGTCCATACTTCTCTAGTTCTTGTTTTGTTATGTTGAAATAATCTATAGCATAACCTCTCTTACCTAATCGAGGAATAATATAGTTGTAGCGGAAGAAATTTGGGTTTAAGTTGTTTTTCTTTGCAAAAGAACGCCAAATGTTGTCAGTTTGTTTCACCAGCTGTAATGTTTCTTCGATTGACATTTTGATAGTTAAACGTTCTGCCACATGGTCAATCATAGCATTAAGTAGGTCAACACTTCTATTTGCATCAACTCCATATTTTTCTTTAATGTTTTTGTGTTGCTCTAACACATTGTTTAATTTTTCTTCTAAAAACATGACTTTTCTTTGTTTAAGTTATAATTCTTGAAGTTTATTTGGTATATGTTTATTATATTCTAATTCTAAAGTCAGCATCATTAAAGCATTGATGACTTTGTTGTCTTTGACTCCAGCCTCTTTTAATACTTCTGGAGCAGTTTCAAGGAATTCTTTCTTAGTTATATTGCACATAATCAATTAATATTAAAAAATAAAGGGCGGCCAAGATTTTATGTTTAGAAGAAGGTAAGTTTATAAGGCCGCCCTAAAATTCAATTAAAATGGTAAATCATTTTCTGTCGACGTTGCTTGTACATTCGCTTTAGCTTCTGAGGTTATAGCTTCAATATCGGTATTCGAGTTAGCCCCTAGATAAACATGGAGTGAATTAGTCTCATATTTTGTGTTGTCATACTTAGCACCATCTATAAGTGCACGCTCTAGCTTTTTGGTGTTTTCATATGGTCTGAGAATACAGTCATGCACACGTTGATAGAATTTGCCATCGTTTTCCTGAATGCCGACGCAGATCTTCACCATATTCTCTTTAGCCATTGCAATAGGTGCTAATACCTCGTTGAGTTGGCCATTGAAGAATTTTTCGATATTGTCGACACGACAAAGGTATTTTTCTTTGTCTTCTCTTTCGCCTACATAGACATGTCGGTCGCCTTGTTTTTCGAATTTGCTGACATCTTCGTTGAAAAGCAAGGCCGACAGGAATTGCATCAGTTGGGCTTCGCCACGATAAGCTTGCCGCATTGAAGCAGCCTCGATTTGACGGAGGAATTTACTACCATCCCTTTTTAACCCGATTAAAGGTTGGGAAGTTTGCATCAATTCCTGAGGAGTAATCCAACAGTCTCTGCCAAAACGATCAATGGCCTGAACTTTACCTGTTTTGGAGGTGCTCTTGTAATTGAAGACAATAAACCTTCTGAGAAAGGTAGTGTCAATATTGTTGTTCAGCGAAGGTACTGTTTTGAATATTACTTCGAATTGGGTACCGAGGAAAGACCTACCACTATCATCCTGGTAAGAAACTAATGGTGAAAATGTCTCTTTCCTTTTGTAGCCCATGATAGACTCAAACATGGCATCATCAACATTGACACCGGCAACATGGCAGACTGCGGTGCCGATATAAAGGACCCTGTCGTATTGGGGTTTTTCTTGTTTTTGTACTTGACCAATCATAATTCAATTTGTTTTAATTCGATATTGTTATTTCTGCACCAATCCAATAGTTCATCTAGCAGGTTGATTATATTTTGGTGCATATTTTTGAAAGGGTAGAGCACTATAGGCTCTCTAATGCAGAGTTCCAAATTACGGACATCATATCCATGCTTAGCTTCATCATATCCGACAAATTCAAAAAGGTCGAAAGAAAACCGATTGGCACCGAACATATCGAGATAAGCCATCCACTGGACCGAATCTATATAATCGGAATCGTTGGGGGTGGAAAATTTGGTTTTCATATCGCGTATTTCCATGCCTTCGATAATGTCAGCCATACCGGTAAGGATAGCATTGCCATAATCGACACGTGTTTTAACCTCATGAAAGACCTGGCTATGTTGCTTTCTGTAGGATAAAATCGTCTCTACCTGATTTGGATCAAAGACAACCTTATACTCATCAACAGGCACAACAAAGCCTCCTGGCAGAGGTTCCGAAACAGGTTTGCCATAGTAGGTATAAGTACGTGTTCCTTTACCGACAACCTCTAAATCATCGGCCCCACTCTCCACGATAAAGTGGAGAGCGGAACCAATGCGAGTTTTAGTATTGCCTTGAAATTCTCCCGTCATGGTTTCGATCATGTCCTGCTTGGTCATATAGTCATAATGACCGGACATGTAGCGACGGAATTGTTCAAGTTGCGTCACATTGATTTTCGGTTTCATCAGTCAGCGTTTTTAGTAAACTTCTTGGTGTTGCTGTCGTAGGTCCAGCCTTTTTTGGCTAGTTCGTTCTTGACTTCTTCGAAGAACGGAATTTTCTGAATTGACGGCAATTCCTTACAGCTATCCAGCAAAGTCTCAATTTCGGGTTCGCTGTCAGCCTTGGCGAGGAACTGGCGCAATTCTGATAGTTTGTCGAGGAGCGCTTTCTGGTTTTGGTCGCGGCTGGCGATTTTCTCTTTGACAGAGTTAATCAGCAACTCCATGAAATTGGAGTACTCTGCAGTGCCAAACTCCGGCACCTGTACAGTGCCAAGTTCGGCCACATCTTTACTGATAAAGTTGTAACGAGGGCCAAAGTTTATGGTTCTTTTGCCATTGGCATCGTAGCCGACATAGCCTACCTGGTCGGCTTTACGGACCAGTAATTGTTTGGACTGTCCAGTGCAGTCCGGAGAATGGGTAGTAATGTCACCGTCCTTTTCTTCCTTGTCATGGCAAATAAACACCAGGTCACAACCACGGCTCTGAAGTTTAGAGACGAAATCCTTGAAGACATCACCCATTTCTCCGAAACGTTTGAGTGAATTCTTTTTGAGCCTTTCGTCCTTACGTTCGACGAAATCCTGGATGAAATCGTCTAGCATCCCTTTCGCTGTATCAATCACTATGGTTTTATAGGCGTTCAAAGTGCCGTTGTTATATTCGCCAATGATGTCTTCCCAGTTATTGGCATACAGTGTATCGACGCGTTGAACGGCACGTTGGGAACCACGATCGGTGTCGATAATGACAGGGTTTTTGGCTGTGGTAGCCACTGAGGTTTTGCCCGAACCAGGCATTCCGTACAATAACACAATCACAGGAAGGATTGGCATAGGTTCTTCTTTTCTTACTAAAGGCATAATTTTTGTTTTTTAGAAGTTATTAATTTTGTTGTAATAATTTTTGAGTTTGAGATAATCATCAGGCGGTGGCAACATTTCGATTTGAGAAGTGGCACCGTCGAAGAAAAGCGGGATAGGTGGCGAAGGTTCGCCATTGCGGGAAACCACGAATTGAAGGACACGGAAATAATTTCGTTTGAAAGCCTCCAAGTCGTATCCACCCGAAGGAGGGAATTCTCGGAGCTGCTGAAATTCGCAAGGATTGGTAATGGCCCAAAGGTCGGTACAATCCTGTTCTAATGATGGATAATCACGAATGCCGGCAGCGTTTGAAAGAATATTGTCGTTGAGAAAAGCCTTTAAAGAACCCGTTTCCTTTTTGTTTTGCTGAATGATAACGACAAAACAAAAATTGTAGAGGTCTTTGAGACTTACCAACTCGGAACATAGATGTTCTATGGCCTGATATTTGATATGCTCTTCGCGAGTAGCCTGGATGTTGGTAAGATTGTCAATTACCACAAAGAAATAACCATCAGGGAAATTGCTTTTGTAATTGACTATCTTTTGCCTAAGGCCATTGGAAGCCATATTTGGCTGTTTAGACACTGTGCCTAACTGAGCCGCAAAACGGTCTATCTCCATCAATATATCCTCGGCATATTTCCTATTCTTGATAACAGTGACGTTGGTAGTGTAAAAGCTCACCAATGATTTGTACTCATCGGAGAGCCAGATGTCAAGTACATTTTGGGGCATTTTCTTCTCAGGCAACTTGCTCATAAGAGTATTGTAATCGATTCGAATATTATAGTACTTATTCAAGAGATAGGAATCAAGCCGAGCGTAGAATTTACGAATAGGCTCTTCTAGAGAAAACCACAGAAAATGGCATGGGAATGCATTGTTATGCTCATACAAATAATCCATGGTAGAATAAAAGAAGAGATTAGAAACGATAGAAGTCTTACCACTTTTGGCAGACCCAGTAACCCCCAGCAGCATACCGCGGTCATGGCCGGGATAATAACTTCTGAGTTTCTCGAAAGAGAACGGGATACAGTTAGATTTTCCCAACCGCAGGTTCTCGTAATTTTCGAGAACAGTTTTTCTGTAATCTATTAATTCCTTCTTCATTTGTAAACATAATCTGATAGGATAACGATAAAAATGAACTTTTATTGTACATTTTGATAAACATTTGTGTTAATAATGTGTTAATATTGTTAGTTTACTACTGACAAAAACTGCTCTTTGATTTTGCCGAAAAGAGTGGGAAACTTATGTGCCCAATGGCAGAGGCTAGCCTTTTCGTAATCGGACAACTTATCCCAAGCCGCATCGCATTGGCTGTAGCTTGAAACATCAGGGCCACGCATAATGGCGTATTTCTCTTTATCAGAATGAGAGGCATACCATTTGTGAGCTATGGGAAGCCATTCTTTGGTTTGAGAGGCTATATACGATACGCTGTTAGTACCTTTCTCCCAATGGAACCTATTTAGGACCTGTTCCCAATGGATTTTAGCAGCACCCCTTTCGCGTTCGCTGAGTGTTCTGGAAGTAGAGATTTGTTGGACTGCCTTAGGCTCGTTTTTGGGATCAGGAGTTACTTCAACGGTAGTCTTTATGGGTTCTCTGTCGGGTACGACACAGCATTGTTTGATGAATTCGTTGATTTCTCTAGGGTCTGAAAAACTGATATTGAACATTGTTATTTATTTAAAAGTCCGTATTTATCATCGGCATAGTAGTAGCCGGTAAAACAATTATAAACTGCAGTGCATTCGATACCATCATTAAAACGGACGGCACAATGATTGACACCTTCTTCTTTGATAAGAATACATTCTTCTGGAACAGAAGTAGAATGTCTTATGGCTATAACTTTTCTTTCTTTTGGTGGCATAAAACTAGATTTTTGAAAATACCAATTCGGCTTTTATTGGTAGAACATCGGTATCAACTAATTCAACATAATACTTTCTGCGTTTGTTTGTAGGGGTAAATGAAAACTTGTTACTTCTACCAATCATGTCTTTGATGCTGCGAACAACTCTCTCATGGCCAGGAATACAGCGTTGGGCTACGACGACATCATAGTCTTTGTATTTTTCTGTTTCTTCATGGAGTTTGGCTATTCCAACAATCTTGTCGCCATATTCCATGACTAATGCATTGCCAAGAAAAACAGCTTTCAAATAATATCGAACAGTTTCATCAAAATAAGAATCTTTTTTGGCTTTTATGACATCAAAACGTCCTTTTGAAAAACGTAAAAACATAATTACTAAATTGAAAAGGGGAGCCGTTTCCAGCTCCCCACTGAAACAAAATGGAAAACTATGAATTAACTTACTTCTTCAAAAGGAGTGTAGACTAATTCACGCTGATGCAACTCCTGGACCTGAGCAAATGGGAGTGTAGATGGTTCGCCAGGTGTCCGAAAATGGAAGTATTTGTCGAGAAATTCCACCATTTCGATGTTCTGAGGTAGAATCTTAGGAATATCCATAGAGTGGTCGCTGTACTCATAAGTGGCACAATTGTAAAGGTCCCAAACAGTGACTCTATTGTGATCGTGATAGAAATCGAGACACCTATCAGTAAAGGTGTTAATTTGAGTTTGAGAGAGTGGATAATACTTACCTTTTTCCTTTATCTTTGGATTGCGGCTATCAACTCTTACCCTTAGGATTTGAAGTTCGCCAATTAGATAGGTAAATACTGGCATGGGGACTTCCATTTCCTGCATTCGCTTGATGCAGTCGCGTTCGGACTGCACCTTTTCGCGAGCGTTGACAAGCCATTGACGGATTACCTCCATCACTTTCTCAATGGGAAGGCCCTTACTGTATTTCTTATCGCCATATGTGGCCACATACTGATCGGCATTGAGCATGCATTGATTATGGCAGATTTTGACATTCTGACCAAAGCCGACCTGTATGCCACCCTGGTGATAGGAAACAGCTAGGTTGGTGGTAAACTCATTAGTGTCGAAATCGGTGAGATTGAGGTTGAGGAAAGCTCTGCGGACGACATACGCCTTACAAGCCAGCTGTCCATAGCGTTCGCCGACCTCGGGATAGAAGCTGATGCCAGGAGTAGTGCGGTCGCCGCTATTGGCGATGAACAGGTCCATGACCTGAGGATTATAACCTGCGGTTTTTACCTCGTTGATAATATTGTCAAAGAGTTCGCAATGCCGAATCTGTTTCATAGGTCGGCCCATATAGTCATATTCGATGTGGGTGTCGCGAAGTTGTTCGATAGTGATGTCCTGAACCTTGTTCTGAGGGACTTTGAAGTCCAAAAATTCTAAATTTTCCATGATGTTTTTTTTGAGATTAAATTATGTTTCTGAATAAGTTTCTGTTGTCGTTTACAGCTTTGACCAGAAGGTCGTACTGTTTAGGTATGTCGTTACAGAAAGAACGGCATTGTTTTACTTCGAAATCCTCTAGTGAGAATTCGATAGTGGCCAGACGGCTGCCATGGCATCTAGCTGTCAGGATTAGGCTTTGTTTTTCATTGAAGTAACTAGCCACACAATGATGCATGGATTCGCCTTCGTCGAAGAACTCAGCATAATTCTGTAGAGGACGGATAACGATGTCATCAACAATAATGATTTTGGATAGGTAATCCTTATATTTTTCCTGATACAACATGTCCTCCTCATTGTGTTTGTGTATTTCTTCTAATCGATTCTTTTTATTTTGCTTACGAACTAGAGAATCATGCCAATGCTGTAGATCTGCCGGCATGACATATTTGGGAGAACGAATGTCAAAACCTAGGTTTTTCCCCATTCGGAGAGTATCAATCCAAAGGTTTAAATCAGGATAATAATTATTTCTCATAATCATCTTGATTTGAAACCAATAGTCATCTTCAATATACTCACGATATATGTTTTCCCAAATATCAAATCGTTGGCACTTGGCTAATGTTTCGTAATGTGGACTTTGGAGAAGATGAAAGATGGAAGAAAACTTGACGTTTCGACTTAACCATTGGCAATAGCCATTTCTTTTGATAAAAGGTAGGAAACGTTTGTAAGGATATATAACTGTGGCCCATAAGTCATATAAATGACTATAACCATTCCGCTTAATGGACAATTCTGTATTCCATAAAAAGTCACGGCCATACATACCTGGATTTCGAGCGATAACTACATCTTTCTGACTGGGTTTCATAAACCTTTGTGAACCCTCCTTAATGAAAAATTGAGCCTCTGTATTCTGACGAGTCAATTTTTTTACGAAAAAAGTTCGTATAATCTGCCAGTCATTCTTTACCGTAATCAATTGAAAAGTCTGATATTGTAAGAAGAGTCTTTTAACTCCATCAGTAGTGAGTTTTTGGTGGCAATGAGGACAGATAACCCTCTTGGCATCTTTAGGGCCCTGAAATCTTTGACCGCAATCCAAGCATAGGTAAATACCCCTTTTCCAACTGACACACACTGCCTGGTGCTTGAAGCAATGTTGAAAAGCATAATTCCTTTGCTTTTCGGTCAAAGGTGGTAATGATTGTGAAATCGACATACATTCACGCTCAATCCTATTATTTGCTTTCATAATTAGGTTGTTTAAAGTCTAGTTTATGATTGTCACATAATTCGACAAAGTATTTTTCATGCTTTTTGTGAAAAGGCCCAGCAAATTGTTCTACTTTCATACACCCACATTTGCACTTAAATTGAATAGATGTTGAAAGTGCAATGATTGTAGTGTTGTCTTTTGTCGAAACTTGGTCGAATTTATCCAACATCATCTGGACCTCATTATCTCTATTATAAGTAGTGCTGTTCATGAAATTAGTCGAATAATGACGTTTGATTGTTGTTTTCTGTTGTTGGCTTTACAACTTTCTTCTTTCCATGAAGTTCGTTATAGGCCTGTTGTTGGAGTTGTTCCAAAGCTGCCTTTCGTGCATTCTCTTTGTCTTCTTCTGTGGGTTCGTATTTCGCTCCATTATAAAGAGGGACGGCAGCACCGGACACTTCTGTGATTTCTATCTTGTCTTCATCATAATAGTGGACTGCCATTGACAAGACGTCGGCATCTTCTAGGAATGCTGCGGTACCGCCTCCTACATGAGTAGCTTTCTTGTATGCCTCGCCAACAATGTATCGGCAACATTCTTCGATGCTCTTTTGTGGGTTGGCATACCTTTGAGCAAACAAAGGGTCGGATGCAGCTCTGTTGTCGAGATATGTTTTGATTATTTCTTCCATAATTAGACAATTTTTTTTGAGTTTACATCAATCCTTTTTCCTTGAAAGACATATAATCTGATTCTGTTAGGATTATATGATCAATCACCTGGATATTGAACAATGCAAGAGCTTCTTTAGTTTGTTTGGTTAATTGTTTGTCAGGGCTGGATGGTTTCAAGTCACCACTTGGATGATTGTGGCAAAGAATGACGTAGGTGCACAATGTATCGATTGCGAATTTTGCAATGATTTTCACATCTACTATCGTACTTCCGACACCCCCTTGGGATATTTTAGCCCATCCGACAACGTTCTTATTTTTCATTAAGACAATGAAAAAAGATTCGTAGATGTTTATATCATCGAAATAAAAGCGACGACAAAACTTAACTGCATCGTTTGTATTTCCTATTACACCTTCGCATTCTACAGCCTCTTTTGTCTTTTTTGCTTGTAATTCATACTTATACTTCTTCATTTTTTTTATTGTTGAAAAGGTTTTATTTCTTCAGTCCAAGCTCGGACATATTTTTCTCTTACTTTTTCGTACGCCTCACTTACCGTTTGTGGATTGTAGGCTTCTCTATAGCATAGAGGGTCCATCTGATACTGACCCTCATTGAAGTAGACAATTTCCAATGTCGGCAGTTGGGCACAGATGTTGAAATGGGGTTCATGGTCTTTGTTGTAGTAATACTGGAGCATTTCAAGAATGCCATTAACATCGCGAAAACGCCCTTTCTTACCTAAAACTACCCATTGGGGTACAGTGACCTTTACTTTGTTTTCTATATCCTCTACCTCTAGCTTCTTATCACTGGTATACTTATACCTGATATTATTTGTTATATGTCTCATAGTGCTTCATCTAGTCTCTTTAATACCTCATCTACTTCAGGTTCTTTATAACTTACAATCATTATATAATCGGAAAATACTGCACCTTTTTCTATTTTGTCAACACCCTGATAGACACTGATGTTTATCATAATGAAAGGGTCAACACCCAAGAAAAAACTTTCTCCGATGTGTAGGAATTTGGCATGATGAGCATTATAGTCGGAAGCTTTCTTAACTAACATACTCATGATTTCATCAGCCTTGGTTATTATTTCTTGTTCTGTCATATTTTTGTTGTTTTTATAGTTATTAATAAGGCATCCTTTCAGCGATTCTTAATGTCTTCTCTTTCCAGTTTTCTAAATCGTTGTAGAAGTCTCTTATATTGTCGAAAGGCTGTTTTGATACATAGGGCCAATATTGCATTGTCTCCTCATTGACATTGAAATTGTTAAGATACTCAATAAGCTTTTTCTTGGTCAAGTTATCAATATAGATAATCATATCTTCACCACCATCGGTGAAATTTTCCAATTCCCAACCATTGTCGACACTGACGCAATTAAAACCATTACTGCTAAGATAAGCTTCGTTGGCCGCATTGTGGTTATCTTCAACGCTGTCATCTTCCGGCTCTTCAAATTGTAAGTTTTCGAGGTCTTCTATACCGTAAAGTTCCTTGCCATCATAGTAGAGATGGCTGTCCGACATATTAAGATAATATGAGAACAGTCCCTTTTTTAGTCCATATTCTCCAATACCTTTTTCAATCACTTTATCGTAAAGATACCTGATAAGCATATTGCCGACATTTCCAAGTTCATAGTAATTACTACTTATAGCCTCTTCTATATCGGCACACTCTAGTTCAACATCGAATTTTTCGACTATTCTGTCGAGGATGGTATCGGCAGTGCCGATGCCTAGAGTGACCATTATTATTTCTTTCGTATCCATTTCATTTGATTTTTACCAATGAAAGTCAATAACAGAACCGACATAAATAAGAGTTTCTACTCTTTGTCTAGAAAGAAATCCTATCAAGTCACTAGCAGGGCCTGCATAACCGTTCCAATTTTCAATGAAGAATCTAGAATCAAGACACATATGTGTTTTTTTTAGTACCTTTACAAAATGAAGCCTGCGGACATCTTTTAAAAGATTCTCTGGCGTCAACTCCTTTGCCAGACCTTTGATTTCCTTCACCCACTGTTCTGTAAAGATACTTACGCCCTTATATCGTAGAGTACTTTTTGCGACATATTCAAGAACACCAGGGAACAAATCGGAAAGGTGTTTTACAAACTCTTCCCGAATATCCCCGTATATTTCGTTGCCTATGTAATCAGCAAAGTCGCTGCTGTTCTCATAGAAGAAATCCGGATGAACGTAATTTTCAACCGTCATCGGCTCTAGTCCGATCTGATAAATTTTGCTATGCATGATTTTCTGTTTTTGGAAGTGTTTTTATGAACATTGTTTGTATTCTTTGCAAAGTATACACTTTGCTTTGCCCTATCTCCAAAGGTATGATGTTCTCGATTATCAATGATTTATACTTATTTATTTCGTCACTCACCTGTTCTAACCACAAAACATTTTCTTTCATTAGAAGGACTTCTTCGACCTTGAAATGCCTTCCGGCATCGGAGCATAGGGCATAATACCAATAATACACTTCTGCTGGGAATTTGTTTCTCATCGGATAACACAAATCGCCATAATATCTGCCGTCTTTGAGCAGGAAGACCATAGGCTCATTGGCTATATACTCCGTAGAAGTGATTCTGTATGCTTTAACTAGTTCTTCCATCATCTTATCAGTGTTGCTAATACTACTCCGAACAAAATGAAGATGATAATCAAGAACAGGCCCTTAAGACCTTTTTCTTTATTGTTATCGTACATTCTTTCTCCTTTCTGCCGATTCACGACGGTTTTCTTCACGTCGTTTGATAACGGCCATTTTAGCAAGGGATATCTTTACCTTTCTTTGATAGTTGTCGATAACATCTTCGACATTTCTACCGACTGCATAGAAGTCGTCATAAACCTTGCTGGTAATTTTCCAGAAGCCTGCGTGGACTTCCACGGGTTCCGTGCATGCCTCTAGGGCAGCTTTACTCATAATCTGTTCCATTTTGTTTTTAGTTTTTAAACAGAAAACGACAGCCGATTCGCACCTGCTGCCGTTATTCTGTGTTGTTTTCAATCTAATTTTGCCACCATTGTTCAGAGAGGTCGACCGGTGGTTTTTCGACCCTCACTTTATTTTTTGATACCCACAACTCACTGCCGGGCGGATGCCGTCCGACCCAGCTGTTCTGGAGTCTTATTTTATACCTCTTTGGGCTTTCGCCTACAATCTGCACGTCGGCGGATTCTTGTGCGTATCCCTTTCCAAAAAGATATCGGAGATAATAATATTTATCCATCTTCCTTTCTTTTACCAAGTTCGCAATAGTCTGGGCCTAGTTCCAGCACATGTCCGTAATAGACTTCCCAGTCATGTACATGATGCGGGCATTTGGAACAGTCTTCGTGACAGAAATAGCATTCGGCCTGCTCCCTTGCTTCTTCTGTTATTAAATCGTTCATATTGTTGTCACATTGTAATAATCTTTCTTGCATGTATTATGTTAGGGTCGTCTGATTTAAAAAACCTTTGGCATCCTTTGCATTCCCCACATGGCTTGTATGCTTTGATTTTGTCCCAAATATCACTGAATATATCGGTATTGACGTTACCAACAGACTGACAATGCCACGATTCTGACAGATGTACGTCGCCATTGAAATCAACCATAGGATGACAAAATTGGTTTGCTTTCAATTCTATTGTCCAGCCATAGAATTGTGGGCATCTAACTTGTTTTGCTATTAATGCGGCATTGAGGCATGACATGTGGTATTTGCTTTCGTCGCACATGTTCTGAGCAACGTCACATATCCGTGCCCTACCAAGGTCTTGCATCGAACGGATTGGGCTTTCGTCAAGTTTGACCTTGCCTCCGAAAGAATCAAAGAACGGTTTCTTCTCGTGGATTTTGTCATAGTCTTTGTAAAAAAGTTTGTTCGTATAGACTTGCATTCCGACAAAATACTTAAAGTCTGAACACATTCGTCTGATTTGTCGTTCAATCTTTGGAATGTCGTCATTCCACGAACTTTCGAGACACCAAGTGCCGTTAGATACAACGCTGAATAGCATTTGATAGACATCGTTTAATGCTTTGCAGAACATAAAAAAGTCGGGATGTGTTGTTGGTTCACCACCCGATACGATGATTGAATTGCTGCCGATAAATTTTGCAAACACTACTGCTCTTCGGAAAGTTCCAATATCCATGTGCTTGCCGTCAACAATCGAACTTTCCATACAGTGTGGGCATCCTTCAAAGCACTTATTTGTAATCATTATTAGCATTTTTTCTCCTTTCTTCTTAGTCTTTCAACAATGACCTTTGTTATTGTAAAGCAGCCATTATGTCGTCAAACGGATTATGGCCTGTAAGCTCTTCAAAGTCTCGTACTGTCAGACGTTCTGTCACCATGACTTTCTTTCCATTCCTATCGTCTTCGTACCTTAAAACAACTTCCCCTTGACATGCTATAGATGGTCCTTTCTTGTTCTTTGTGATACTTATTGATTCCGAGATGTATTCTATCTCAAAGGGACAATCCTCTCTTTCGTAAAACTTCCGAATATATACCTTTGCGACCTCCCAGTTCTGGAACCATCCGAGCGTCATCTTCTCTTTGGTCGTTATCGCTTCCAGCTCCTGCTCCGGAATCGGAACATTCATTTGAACTTCAATGTTTTCATATTCAACTACATACATTTTTTTCCTCCTTTTTAAATAAATTTATAGATGTTCTTTGCCTAGCGCATTGTCGATTTTGTCCCCAACACTTTCGAATAGTCTTTCAGCAAATTCGAGTGTCTTACTTTTTGCATCTTCTTTTGTTATTAATTCTCCTTTCTTGATTTTTCGTTGTTTTTTTATTTATTGAAAATTATCGATGATTTCTTTAGTCGTCAGCATTTCTTTTATTTTCTCGACATACAAGTCATGCAATTTGTCTTCGTCAATCAGCTCGATGAAGTCGTAGATGTAAGATGGGGCTTGAACGGCGTACTCGAAATATACGTTTTGCAGTTTATCCAAGTCGGCTTTTTCAAGTAGGTCGACCGCTGTCGCTTCTTTTTCGTCTACTTCTTCACCGTTTGGCATTCGTTTGGCAATCTTGAGCAACCACTTTCTCCAATTCTCAATGTCATCCCACAAATCCTTATAATTATCAAACGGCACTCCTTTGCCTGGTTGCCCATCAGGAAACCAAATGTTTGTCTCTTCGTTAACATTGTAATCCTCTAAGTATTCAACTAACTCATCGCGAGTGAGGTTGTCTACATAGACAAGCTGGTCACCACCGCCGTCTGTATAACTCTCCAACTCCCAGACACCGTTGTCTAATTTTTTACATATTATGCCTTGTTCTTCCAGGAACACTTGGTTCGTTTTTTCAATTGTTTTTTTGTCTTTCATTTTTTTTTATTTCCTTATATGCCTGCACGGCACCCCAGTGCCGAATTGCAGGCGAAACCTTTATAGTTTTTCGTAAATCCACCATTCATCCGTGTTCACATCAAACTCGAGAATTGAATTCTCTTTTGTTAAACGTGGCTTCGCGTTGTAACAGAAGTCCATCATAGCGAATATACCTCCATTACCGTGTTTTATCAGTTTTCCTTTCATTTCATTCTCCTTTTTTAATTACTATACTTCACCCTTTACTCCTTCACCATCTCCTCTTTATTTCTCACCCCTCCATCCATCTTTCCCACCCACTTTACTCTGCCCCTTTCGTCCATATTTCTCCTACCTCATCTTTATCAGATTTTGCCAAATACAGATAATCAGCCAGTTACGGTGTTTATCTCAAGTGTTACTTTAAGTATATTCAAGTAGAAAATGATGCAGGCTGGAGGGAAAATGGTGCAGGCTAAGGATGCAAGTTAATGATGCAGGTTGGAGACGTGTGGGAGACGTGTGGGACACGAGTGTGCAAGCAGAAGAGTGAGGAGTGAGGGAGACTCATCAGCAAGGCGAAATGCGGCAGCAGGATGCGTCAGCAGGCAGCAGCTCTGATGGTGACCCTGCAGCGACCTGGCAGCGACACCCGGCAGGCTGCGAGGCAGAGAGGCAGAGTTGACAGTCTGTGCAGGGTGCTGTGCAGGGTCGCCACGGCGGCAGCCCACAGCAGCCTACGGTGCGGCAGCCGATGTCGCCCATGTCGCCTATGTCGTGGCGTCAGCCTTTGGCGGGTACAGCGTGGCGCGCTAGCAACGGAGGGTTCTAGGGGGGGTGCTATATATATACGAAGTATATATATAGGGGAGGTAACTTCCCCTAGTATATACCTTATTTATAAAATGCATTTTTTATCGATTTTGCCTATTTTTTTGTGCGATTTTGTGTGCATTTTGCATATAAGATAATGCCCTCCTGTGCCAGGACCTCCGTCTTGGTGGTTCATCTTGGTCTATTTTTGGCGTTCTCTGTTGTTGTGGGCTGTTGTGCCACGGCGGACGCGTTCGCCCCTCAGTGACCCCTTTCCGCGTTTTTCAGTCCAGCGTCACCATGTCGAAGTGTCTCGGCTCTTTGTTGTGCTT